ACTTTCTTGCCTTGGTATTCAGCCATATCAAGCCTGTCCTCCCGAGAACAATGGCGAAGCCTGAATATCCTTCAAGCTTTCCGGTTTCTTGGGCTTCTGAATCCGAATCTTCGGAGCAACACCCTCTTCGAGTGCCTCCATGATGATCGGTCGCGGTTCATCCAGCGATTTCGGTGTGGTTTGCACCACCACGGTGGTCACGATTGGGTTGTTCATGGCTTTGAATTCACCGCACCAGTCTTCATCCTTCATAGTAGGCCAGCAACTGGGTCTACTGCTGGGCGGATACCTCCGACAGGTCTTATCCGCACTGAAAAACTGGCAGTCTTTGCAAAAATTCATCACATCTGAGGCTGCTGAGCCATCGCCTGAGCTTGTTGCTGCTGCTGACTAGGAAGGAGACCGCTACTCGTAAGGAATGTTTGGATCTCCTTCCGCAATTTCCGCGCTTCATTGGTCGCCACCTGCTCGTAAGCCTGCAAGAGGCTATCCAAACGCATCATAAACGCGTTCTGTGACGCCGGACTGAACTGCTGACCCTGCTGGATCGCACCATTCAGGTACTGCATCAGTACCCCAATGCGCCCAGCGTAGTTCTGACCCGGCTTCGCGGGCACCGGAATACCCACTAGCAGCGTCGGGATCGTCTTGGTCTCGTCCTCCAGCTCGTCCTGGGCCTTCTGACCCGGATCACGGATCAATTTCTTGATCAAACTCGGGTCATCCAGCTCCATGATGCTCTTGTCCAACGCCACCTGATCCACCCAGGGCGAGTTCATAAACAACTGCTTACGGCTGATGGCCTGCTGCACCATCATCTGACGGCTCACCATGTCCATTCCACCCTTCGGCTCCAGCTCGTACTGATCATGGAGGGCCACAGGGTCCGCATCCAGCGAGTCCTCGGCAAAGCGGTAGCGCAAGCTCTTGGAATCATACTGCACATACAAGCCCCACGCCTGTCGGTACAGCTTGCCCAGAGCCATGCGGAATAGCCGCGCCCGCAAATCACCGCTCTGCATCGACTGAGCGTTGATGCTCTGGATCTCGGTCGCCGTCCTGCGATCACCACCACTGCTCATCGCGCTGCTCATCGCGTAATCCGGGCTACCGATCCGGTTCTCCGCAATGGCCCGCGTCTGATTCAGCTCCTGATCAAAACTCACCGGAGGCTGCGGCATCTGCACCGGAGCCACGCCATACGGCAAAATCTGCCCCGGCTGGAACCGCAGATTGATACTATTCGGCAACTCCCGCTCCGCACGGAACAGCGGTCGGTTGTACAGCGTCATCGCGTCATGCTTATGATTCCACATCGCGGTCATGCTCAGTTCGAACGCCGCCAGAATCTCGCACACGCCTCTTGGACTGAACCAGCCCTTGTCCTTGATCTCATACGGGAAGTCCACGAACGGCAACTGGTTATGCTCATACGGCAACTCCATCGGGTCCCGCAGATCAAGATCCACCGCCGCAGGGCTGTAAGTATAAACCTCCCACACCCCGTCATCCCGCTTCCTATAAACCTCCCAAACAATCACGCCATCCGTGTTCGTGGTGTAAGTAATACCCTCGCGCAACTGCTTCGCATCATCCTCGGTCGCCGCCCCCGGAATGTTATCATCCTGCTGCGGGTTCCCACGGATCTTCTCAATCGTCTTCGCATCACTCTTCCATCCAAGCTGAGCCGCCACCCGCTTGTAAGCCGGAACACTCATCGGCATCACATGCACCGCCCAGTCCGCATCCTGCAAATCCACCGTGTACGCCGGGACCACGAAATACATCGGATCAATCGCCTCGAATCCCACCCGCTTATCACCCGGATTCCAGAAGCACTTCATCACCCCACGCCCGCTCATCAGCGTGTAATCCACCCAACTCAATACCTCATCCACGAAGTTGGTCTTCTCCCGGATCTTATAATTGAACCAGTCCTCGGCCACCTTCGTATACGCATTCAACTGCTGGCGCATCGGCACAAAGCTGGCCACAACATCCATACCCAGAGCTTGCTGGAGGAACAATGGCTTGAGCTTCTCAATCGCCGTATCAATGAGCGGCCAATGCAGATCCGCCGCCTTCGGCCAGGGCTTATTCACACGGCGCAACCCATTGTGGCGTAACTCATACCACCTCGTCTGCCTCAGCTCCCACGGACTGCGTTGGCTCACAGCCTCAACAATCTGGCCCTGCAACGCGTTCCGCTGTTTGTCGTTCATCATAAAATGCTGCCCCTTTGTTATCCCCCAACATCACATCCAGCAAGCGCAACCCCTTTTTCGCTATGCTCTAGTGGGCCAATCTCATCCTCCAACCTCTCCATCAAACTCCGCCCATCCTCTCCCACCGCCCTCAAATACTCATCCATCCGCTTCCCACCACCACCACAGAAAGCCAGTACCACCGCATCCGCCCGATCAGGACTATTTACCCCACGCGCCCGCAGCTCATCCTTCCCCTCCAGCGTCAGCTTCCCCTTCCCATTAGTCCGCACCTTCCGGCTCACGAACTGCTGCAACAGCACCTCGTCCGTCCCCACCGGTCCCAGATTCACCTTACCCTCCTCCACCATCCGCCCGAACTCAATCCACATCTCCGCCGCCCGATTCACGAACTGATCATCCCGGATGGCCCGCTCACCAAAGTTCACCCGCCGCACATCCCAACCCTCAGCCCTCAGCGCATCACACATCACCACACCCATTCCACCCACATCCGCATAAATATCCTCAGCCTTCAGCTTCCACTTCCTGAACTCCGATATGAACCTGCCCACGCTGGCCATCGTGTCCTTATCCCTCCATCGGACCAGCCCCTTCACCGTGTTACCCTGACGCACCACCATCACGCTCTCATCCCCGCCCGCGCTGAAATCACAACCCGCCGTCAGCCGGTGCCCTTCCAGCTCCTCCTTGGGTGGGCCAGAAACAACCTTCTGCCAATCAGAGGTTTTGACCGCCGTGAGGCTCCCGTCATCCTCCATGAACTCCGCATAAATCATCGACCGAACCAGCGGATGCCCCTCACCCCACCTCGCGAACTGATCATCGATCCACTCCTTCCGAATATGCGGGCAATCAAACGCGGTAACGGTAAAGGTCTGCCACTTACCATCATTCCGCCTGAATACATCGTAGAAATACCCGGAGCTACCCCCAGGACTGCTCATTAGCAACGTCCGCGTAGGCTGGCACCGCTCCATCGACTGGAAGATCCCGTCCGGCACCGCCTTCGCCTCGTCCACAATATACATCAAATCCCCACTCGGACCCTGTACATGCCATCCCTCCGCCTTCTCAGGATTGCTCGCCGAGAACCCGATACACCGGCTCACCAACTCCTGACCATCCACCCCCCTCTTCGGATATACATAGCGGATCTCGCCATCCTTGATCGAGAAACCATTCTCCTCTCCCCCCAACCCATTGATCATCTTTCGCAGATGGGGCCACAGAGCATCAGCCACCTGTCGATACACACCAGCGGTACATACCACCAAACTCCCCGGCCAGCGGAGCATGTGCCATATCACCGCACTCGCGGCCACCATACTCGTCTTGCCAGAACCATTCGCCGCTTTCAAAGCCACCTTCGAGTGCTTCTCATTCAAAGCTCCCAACACCTTCTCCTGCCACGCATAGGTATCACGCAGGCCAAGCATCATCTTAGGGAAGTTCTGCAACTGCTGAGCCTCCTCCAATAGCTTACGCTGCTTCCAAGCAGGGATATGCGAACCCATGCCGAGTGAAGAGGATTTCTTTTTCTTAATTTGCTTGACTGCCATAAAATTGGTTGTGGGAGGGGGAGGGGGTATAAGGTAACAACCACCCCCCACCTGGGTGGTCCCCACCCCCCGTGGTCCTATGCATTGAACTGCGATCCATTGGTCACCTATGCAAATAGCGGCTACTACAATAGCGCACTATCCTATTTGGATTGTCCTCCGAATGCTCCTAGCAGTGACCCGCTAATTGATAATTCCTTTCCGCCTTTCCCAGTGTGTTCTAGCGATGCCCTTGCAACATATCCGCGGGTACGTTCAAGCAACCATGCGGAGCCTTGCCAGCCGTTGCCTGCATCTAGAACCCTTCCTTGCATCTCTACTTCTCCGGTCACACGGGCAGACTCCAATTCCATCTTGAAGTCTGGATGGCGGGACAAGTAAGCGCCCCAGCCCGCAGGGTTCCCACACGAGAACCCACACAGCACAGCCACGCGATCCTCAGGCATCCCGAGATATGCAGCACGCAAAGCTATTTTTTTCTGTTCGGAAGAAACGGATTTTTCGGGTCTCCCAATCTTCCCTCCTTTGCTTCCCTTTCCTTTAACCTTTTGAACCTGGACGATTTCCATGCCTTTCACTTTGCGACACAAAGTATGCCTGAGAATTATTTTTCCCTTTTCTGTCGTTTTCCGTTGCAAAGGATCGTCTCCCATCGCATTCTCTCCCCGCGCCTCAAAGACTGAGGCCATTCCAAACATGAAGAAATCATCCAAACTCCGCGCATTTCTCGCGTTCCTCGCGTTGAATGCATTCCTCCTCCCGATCCTTTGGCTTCTGGCCGAAGCTTTGATGGGAGGTGTAAATTGAAATACCGCCTCGGCTTCTCAATCGTCGCCAGCTTCTCAGGAGAGCATCCTGACTTGTGCGAGTGGCATCCCTGCGAGACTACCTTGCCGGATGTCCTGAAAGCTTGGCCGGGACTTCCGGTCGAACCATCGGAACCTTTTGATTCGGAATACAACTATCTTGCAAAGGAAGGTTCGATCCCACGGGCCATCCTCGATCGGCTGGACGACGTCCGAGGCGAGACGCGCTTTCAAATCTGCCGCAAGCTCAAAGAGAAGTTCCCGCGTGAAGCTTTCTGGGCTTGTATCTCGGATGTCCAGATGTCCGGACTTTTCGATCGGGAAACCGCTTTCAAGTTCCTCGATTCGATCGGTGCGGGATTCGAGACAACTCAGACGATGGGAACCATCGGCGGGCCACTCGGCGGTTGGTGTCCGGACTTCGCGTTCAACGTCGAATCCCAAGTCCTCATTTCATCTATCCGCGTGACTCCGGTTCTGTGCGTGGTTTCCGAATCTGGAGACCTTGAACCGGTTCGGCCTCCGTCCGAGTGGCAGTGGGAACGGTTCGCGGACATGTTCAAGCGGTTCGATTGTTTCGACTTAGCCCGTCAGGGTAGGGCAATTGACGCGCATTGATTCCCCGTCCGGTGCTGTCGGGAAACCGGCAGCATCTGGCGGGCAATC